ATAAAATTTTCTGGTCATTCTAAAGTCTATATGATTATGGCTGATGTTACATCTTCTAGTAATGCGGCTACAGTTACAATAGAACCACCTTTAACAACAGCTTTAGCTAATGATGAAACAGTAACGTATGATAGTGTACCTTTTACTGTTTACTTAAATAGTGATGTTCAAGAGTTTCAAGCTAACACTAGCAATAATGAAGGTAAGCCATTATTTAAATATGAATTTGATGTTACTGAAAGTTTATAATGTCAAGAGGTTTAACAACTGCTGTAAAAAATGAACTAGCAACAGGTAATATAAATCCTGTTCATTTAATACACTTAAACTTTGCAACACCTTTATATTTAACTGATTGTAGTTTTCCATTAACTTCAAGTGTATCTGGAAGTTCTAGAACATATTCTGCAAGTGGTCATATTTTAGGAATAGGAAATACACAAGAAGGAGCAGAGCCAATTAAGAACTCACTTAATTTAAGTTTATCTGGAGTAGATCAAACATATATCGCTATCGCATTAAATGAAAATATTATTAATGATACTGTGCAAATCTACAGAGGGTTTTTAAATAGTTCTAACGCATTAATTGCTGACCCTTTTTTATTATACGAAGGTTTTATAGATCAATATTCAATAGAAGATGATACATCAACTGCTGGTATAGGATTAAGTATTACTTCACATTGGGGTAATTTTGAAAAAGTTTCTGGACGCAGAACAACTGATAATTCTCAACAAAGATTTTTTTCTGGTGATAAAGGTTTTGAATTTAGTGCATTAACAGTTCAAGATATTAGATGGGGTAGAGAATAATGGGTTTAGGTAGTTTTTTTGATAAATTTGTCCCTCCAGCAGTTGGAAAAGTTATAGGAAAATTTATTCCTTTTTTATCGCCTATACTTTCAACTATATCTATTGTTTCAATGGCTCTTACTTGGTTAAGAAAACCAGATGAGCCAGAATTTAATTTTGATACGACAGCAGAGAATATAGCAAAAGGTGTTTTATTAAATAAGACAGCCGCTAATGGTCAAATACCAGTAATTTATGGAACAAGAAAAGTTGGAGGTACATTAGCTTTTCTAGAAACATCTGGAACAGATAATCAGTATTTATATATGGCGTTAATTTTAGGCGAAGGAGAAATTGATGATATTACTTCTATATTTATAAATGACAATCAAGTTACTTGGTCTGGAGATTTAGCAGATAACACAGAAAGAACAGTTAATAGTTCTGACTCAAATTATTATAAAGATGGTGCAAGTTTAATTACAGTAAGACCTCATTATGGAGCAGAAGATCAATCAGCTTGTAGTTTATTAAGTACATTATCATCATGGACAAGTAATCACAGACTAAGAGGTGTTGCTTATTTGTCATTACGTTTAGAATGGAACTCAGACGCTTTTGGTTCTATCCCAACAGTTAATGCCATAGTTAAAGGTAAAAAAATTTATAATCCAAATTTAGATGGAATGAAAACAGGTGGCACAGGCTCTCACAGAGAAGATACTTCAAGCACATGGGAATATTCAGATAATCCAGTTTATCAATTATTAGATTATTTACGCAACGATAGATACGGAATGGGAATAGCAAATAGTTATTTTGATTCTAATTATGCTGATTGGCAAACTGCTGGTGATGTTTGTGATGCCAATATAACGCCATATTCTGGTGCAGATCAAATAGACTTGATTGATAGTCATGCAGTTGTAGATACCTCATTAAAAGTTATAGATAATGTTAATAAATTTTTAACAGGCTCTAGATCATTCTTAAATTTTTCTGCTGGAGAATATAAAATTACTGTTGAAAGTTCTGGTAGTGCTTCTATTACTTTAACAGAAGATAATATAATTGGTGGCATAGGTGTTTCTTCTAAAAATAAAAATGAACGATTTAATAGAGTTATTGTTACTTTTATAAATCCAAATAAAAATTATCAAGTAGATGAAGCACAGTTTCCGCCTGTAGATGAAACAGGTTTAGCTAGTGCAGATCAACACGCAACAATGAAAACAGCAGATGGTGGTATTTTATTAGAAGGTCGTTTTGATATGCCAACAATAACAAGTCCATATCAAGCCCAAGAAATGGCTGAAATAATTTTAAGAAGGTCTAGATCAAGTTTAGATGTTACACTAACAGCAGATGGAACAGCTATGGATTTAGTTGTAGGAGATATTGTAAACATAACTCACGCTACTCCAAGTTTTAGTGCTAAACCATTTAGAGTTTTATCAACAACATTAAATCCAGATAGTTCAGTTTCTTTACAGCTAACAGAACATCAAGATAGTTATTATACATTTGGAACACAGCAAGAAGTAGCTACAATACCAGACACAACTCTTCCGAATCCTTTTTCTGTTTCTGCTCCAGCAAGTGTAACTTTATCAGATGAATTAATTATTTATAATGAAGGAACAGCAATAACGAGATTAAATATTTTAGTTGGTGCAAGTACAGATAAGTTTGTGCAATATTATCAAGTAGAAGTTAAGTTAAGTACAGAGTCAGATTTTTTTGTTTTATCAAAAGGAACACAATTAAATTATGAAATGCTTAATGTTATTGATGATTCTACTTACAATGTAAGAGTAAAAAGTATTAATAGTATTGGCGTTAGTTCTACATATACAAGTGCTAGTAGAAAAATTGTTGGTGCTACTGAGCCACCAGAAGATGTAAAAAACTTTTCTGTTAATATGCAAGGTTCAAATCAAATGCAATTAAACTGGGACTCAGTTGGTGATCTTGATATTTCTTATTATGAGATACGCTATCAAAATGTTCAAAGTGGGAGTCAATGGAATAAATCAGTAAACTGGTTACAAGTTCCAAGAACATCTGGAACAACAATAACAACAAACGCTAGAACAGGTGCTTTCTTAATTAAAGCTGTAGATAAACTAGGAAACGAATCAAACAACGAAACAATTATTTATTCCAACATATCATCTCTCCAAGCCTTTAATAATATATCTACATTAACAGAAGATTTAACTTTAGGAACTTATGATGCTGATGTTGCTTTATCGGATAGTTCTGGAACCAATTCTATTATACTTGATACAATAACTGACTTTGATGATACTGTTGGAAACTTTGATAGTGTTGAAGGAAATTTTGATTTAGGAGGAACTGACTCTACATCAAATCCAAATAATAATACTGCTAATATAGATAACGAAGGTTTTTACACGCTCAATCAATCTTTAAGTTTAGATGCTATTTATGATGTATCATTTACTAAAAATATCACAGTAGATCAAATTGAAGATCCTTACGACTTATTTGATGATGGAAGAGGAGCAAGTTTATTTGATGATGCTCCAGCACCTTTTGATGGTAATGACCCTACAAATGCAACGATAAATCTACAAGTTGCAACATCAAATTCAAGTCTTGGTGCGGCTACAGAATTTTTTAATATGAATACGACAACAACATATAAAGGTCGGTATTTTAAATTTAGATTACGATTGGCTAATGCTAATAATAAAACAAGAGCATTTGTATCTGGAATATCTGTATCAGTGAATATGGAAAAAAGAGTTGAATCAGAAAATGATGTTGTTTCTGGAACAAGTACAAAAGTTATTACTTTTGGAAAACCATTTTATGCAACACCAGCAATAGGTATATCAGCAGAAAATATGGCTAGTGGAGATTTTTATACAATATCCTCTAAGTCAAAAACTGGTTTCTCAATAGCATTTACAAATTCATCAAGTAGTGGTATTTCAAGAACATTTGATTATGTGGCTCAAGGTTATGGGTTGCAATCAACAAGTTAAAAAGGTAAATAACAAATATGAGTCAAGTTTCAGATGTTTCTTTAGCAAATCAAGGATTTTCGGCATACAGAACTGAGAATAACAATATTTTAGGTGCATTAAACTCAATGCACAGTGGAACTTCACGACCAGCTTCAGCAGTTCAAGGAACTATGTGGCTTGATACAACTAACTCTGGGTCTAACTCTTTAGAAATAAAATTTTTTGATGGCTCAGATGATATAAGTTTTGCTACTGTAAACACATCAGCAAATACAATTAACTTTATAGATAGCACAGTTTCTTTTGATATTGTTTCAGATACTTCACCTCAACTTGGTGGAGATTTAGATACTAATTCACAGAATATAAAAATAGATGATGCTCACGGATTATTTGATGAAAACAATAATGAACAACTAATATTTCAAACTACTGCGAGTGCTGTAAATTATGCAGAACTTACAAATGCGGCTACAGGAAATAATGTAGGTATTTCAGCAAATGGTAGTGATACAAATGTAGGTTTAGAATTTTCAACAAAAGGAACAGGAGCAATTAAATTTAATGATCTAGCGTATATTCCTCAACAAGCCTTAACATCTTCATCAAATGCTGTAGCATGGGATAGTCAAGCTAAACCAAACGCATATCATTTAACAACAGAAAATACGACTTTCTCAGCACCAACTAATCCAGTAGAAGGTGCATTTATCTCATTAGAAATTAATTATGATGGTTCACATTCTATAGGGTGGAACACAGTTTTTGAGTTTCCAGCAAGTACAGAACCAACGGAAACAGCTACTAATGGCAAAACAGATATTCATGTATTTAGATACAATGGTGCTGTTTGGCAAGAAATTGGTAGATCAATGAATTTGAGTGAGAGTTAAAATATGTATGCAATAGTAGAAAGTGGTAGCATTACCCAAACATTTAATAATCCTAGAAAATTAGTTATTAATAATATTCGTTATTCAACTAAAATTTATTCTTTATGGTCAGTAGAAGAAAAAAAAGCCATTGGTTTATATGAAGTAGAATATGATAACACAAATAAAAAAGATGAAGCATGGTACATTAACACAAATCAAACATTAGCTTATGATTCTAGTGGTGATAAAGTTGTTGCAAGTTATGGTACAGCAACAGCTAGGGCTATTGCAGATGTTAATGAAGTA